ACTGTTGACAATATTTCATACGGATGTATAACTTAATATCTTTTTCTTTTAGAATTTACTTAATTTAAAATATAACATTTAACATAACTATATATTCCAGCATTATTGGAATATGTGAAATCTAAAGAAGACAAACCACAATATGAATCTCCTATTTCTCGATACTTTCCTCCGACAAGAGGAATGCTTATATCCTGTGACATATAGTCGTACCTATATGAGTTCATATAATTAGGATTACTAGATACTTTATTAGTTATCAAATCAGCAGTTTTACCAACTGCTATGTCTTTAGACCAATTCAAATTTAGAACATCAATACTGATTATACGCTCTTTATTACTTATATCATTGCTAAAGTTATCAGGATTATCTGTAAAATAGAAATTTCTCTTCTTAGTTGCAAGATCACACTTTGATATAAAGTTGTCAATACTCAACCAAATATCTCCATACCAGAATGTATTAAATCCTCTATAACAAGGTATATTTAATTGTCTTTGTGTAAATGTATATGTAAATGCTGGGGAACTTAAAATTGTAATTTTTATATTACAACTTGTTTGTACTAATCTAAATTTGATGTCTCTTTCATTATAATCACTGCCCCAATTAACATCATATTCCCCATCTGTTGTAATAGTCAAATCACCTTGCTGTCTTTTAAATATAACAGTTTGACCTCCAGTAAGACCTTCTATCTTATATCTATGTGTACCTCCAACATTGTTTTGAACAGCATATAACATATCATCTAGTATCTTGGAGATAGCTGTAATATTTAATATTTTTTTGTTATTACTATCAATAGTTGAGGTAATTCTATCTGTAATATGCCAATCTTCCCAAGAAGTATTATCTTTTGTTTTTATGTAGAAAGAATGACTAGGCTTCTGTATTATTTTAGTATTATTACCAAATAACAATGTGTAATCTACAGGAACACATGATGTGAATTCATTATACTTTCTAGCCTCATCTACAAAAATTAAACCTTCACCTAAACCACCTTGATGATACCCTTCATCGGTCAGGTTACTATTAAAAGCTTTCCTTACATCAAAGTCAGCATATTCTATGAAATAACACCACACAATAGCATTCCATATCTGATAATATAATATCTGACTACCTTTTATTTTCTGAGTATAAGTTCTCATTCTACTGGGTGTTATATTTAAAGCAGCTTTACCTAACATGGTTCTAAAGTTGTTATCACCTAGATATTGGTCGTAAGCTATTGTATTTTTGCCACCTCTGAGATTAGGTTGATAATTAACAACACTGACTGCTGTATTAGCAGATAAAGTATTTAACCAACCCCATTTATCATCATTCATAGCTGTTCTTAACAAAGGACATCTACTTATACCAATAAGGTGTGCTTTAACTTCTTACATGTAGCAAACTTAGATTGTATAGGTAATGTTTTATGTAGCTCAAGATTACCTATTCTTTCACAAGCTGTAGTAGCTTGACTACCAGGAACTGTGTGGTCCCATCTAATACCATAGGCATATTTATTAGGGTCTGGTAAAGCATTCCATAGAACTCTACCTTCATTATCCTCTATTTTAGCTACTTTGCCTTCTGGTATTTCTATAGCTGTAACTTTACTAAAATCCATACTATTAACTATTAGTTGTACTTACTACTCTTATTGATTTAGTTACCTTAGAACCATCTTCTAAAGTAAATACAAAGGATTCTTCAGTACCTACGTCTGTAAGCCTTCCTGAGCTTGCATATACACGTGAATCACTTCTATCGGTAGGTGAACCAGATAACAAATAACCTCCATTGTACTTAGATAAATATTGAGTTCCTAAGCCTCCACCAAAAGTAGTAAAGCCTGAAAAAGAAGCACCACTAAGTTTAGCATAACCACTTAAATCAGGAGCTGCATTAAACTCACCCATCTTTTCCCAAGCAAATTGACCATTTGTTTGTTTAATATAGGCATATTCTGTGTACTTATTTTCCTCTCCTACTTTTGAAGAAAGTACACAATAAAGCTTTGATGTAGAAATATTCTCAGTAGGTAATTCAGTAACTACTTCAAATAAATCTGTGTTAGGATTAGTAAGGTCTATGTCAGTACTAGCTTTAGCAACTGAACCATCCTTACCTATATTATAAATAACAGCTCTACCACTACTTGTAACTATAAAAGCTTCACCTCCTGTAGTAGGCAACCATTTAGCTGCACCATAACCATAATCAATATCAGCAAAGAATAAATGGTCTACTGATTGTATAGCTTGTAGTTTAGTCAAGTTATTAGCCTTAACACTTTCACTATTACCTATTTCAAGCTCTATTACAGCTTTACTATTAAGCACTGCTACATCTTTCTGTATATCACCTACTTCTTTATCAAGATTATCTACCTTTTCCTCAAGCTCTTGTCTATCCCCATTCTCTTCACCTACCATTGAGGTCCATCCCTTAGTTCCAAAGAACTTCAGTTTTCCTTTATTAAGCCATAGACTTTGAGGACTTGGTGCTTTAATATCTTCTACAATGTCTCTAAATCTTCTCATTTATTTGATTTTTGAGTTGTTTTGTTTATCTGCTTTTCTTTAAGTTTTGCATCAGACCTTGCTTTATCTTTATCAAACTCTAATCTTTCCCTATCAAGCTTAATTCTCTCATCAAATTGTCTTATTGATTCCATAAGCTTGTCCTTAGCCTCTTGTGAATATTCAGGCTCTATTATGCCATCATCTTCACTATTCTTGCTATAGGCTTGCATTTGTGCAATAAGAATCTTTGTCTCATTATCTCTTTGATTAAGAGCATCTTCCTGTTGCATCTTAGCCTGTTCCATCTGAGCCTTTTGTTCTATCTCCTGTTGCTGTACCTGCAATTGCTGTTGCTGAGCTTGGGCTTGTCTTTCCTGAATACTTCTTTCATCCTTTTCAACAAGTCTCTGCTTCTCAGCAAGTGAAGATGAGCTGAATAACTTCATAATAGTTGAGAATGATAGAGTCTGGTTCTGCAATGCTGCCTGAGCTAAAGTATCAAGTTTTGAGTTTAATTCCTGAATACCATTACTATTATCCACTACAAGACCATAATCAGCTTCTGCAAATTCATCACCATCTATCTCCATAATTCTCATTGAATTATCTGATAGAATGTATTGGAATTTCTTGCTCCTGCCTCTTAATGCTATCTTAGCTGTTTCAAGTAGACATTCCAATGCCCTCTTCTTGACATCCTCATGCACTACAAATAGCCACTCTGTAATGTGAGAAGATTGGAGGGTAGCTCTCTCTACTCCACCTACTGTTTCTCTATTACTTACCTGACCTTCTCTTTGCTTGGTAATACCAGCAACTTCTGCCATTTCCATCTTGATAAACTCAAGAAGATTGATGTATTGTTGTATCTGATTACCATCAGAAGCTGTAATTACACCAGTAGAAGCATTGTTTAATGCACCTGCAAGTTTACCTGTAGCTGCACCTACATTACCTTCATTGAAGCTATCCTCTACTGCAAGACCCATAGTCTTTGCATAGTATAACCACTTCTCTACATCCCATGTTTTAGGTTTCTTAGCAAAGTCAAGCCTAACTAATGAACCCCAATTCCTTGCTATCAGCTTATTTAATCTATCATGTATTGCATCATACAAGTAATTGTATGGCTTCATCATGTCTACTAAACTGAATGGTCTATTGTCATTAAGGTTGTAAATAGAGCCAACAATTCCAAAGTGACATCTTGAAGGATTACTTAGCCTGTTGTACTGAACTACTCTTGGTCTCATATTGACATAAATGTCTGTACCAATTTTAGTTCCTTCCCATGCTTCATTGATGTAGAATATCTGTTCTTCTTCTCCAGCATCCTTATCTATTACATAGGTCTCTGGGTAGAAGTTGAATACTTCTTCACCTGTTTGAGGGTCATAACTTCTTACTTTTTTAATCTTTCTCCTTGACTTCCAATATACTCTAAGTACTCTCAAGTTCCCTGCAACATCATAAGGAAGAAGTGAGTTATTAACTCCATCATCTCCTCCTAATGGGTCCCAAAAGAATCCTTCTGTACTTATTTCATCTCCTATCATATGATTATTGACAAAGCCATATCTCTCATCAATATTATCCATAGAGTCTGTAGCAGCCTGACCTACATGGTCAGGCATTTTCTCTATATACTCCATGTCTTTCTTTGTCAATACATCATAGTAAGTATCAATAACCTTGCCTGGACTCCAATAATCTTCAAGGATTATCATATCTGCATCCTCAATCTTATTGCTATATCCTGACTTAAAGATTCTCACCTTGAGTGGATTCAGCCTTTCAATAGTAGGTTCACCTCCTACAATATCACATTGATAAATCTCTTCACCAACTGCCATTGCATCCATGAAGCCTTGGTTGAACATTAGGGGGACATTCAATTCTTTCACATAATGGTTTAATAGGGCATTTGCCCTTATTTCCCTCATGTCCTGCCACTCATAACTGTAATAATCATTTATCTTTTCAAGCTCCTGATTAGCCTCTTCTTCTGATTGAGAAGTATTAGATACCCATTCCTGTAGCTTCTGTAGTAATTCTTGCTTCTTGTTATTCTCTATCTCTGTAATAGCATTAGGATTAGTAACTACTACTTTGAAGTCAAAGACTCTCTTGCTTTCCTCACCTCTAAGCACATTCAACTTACTATTCATAATAGGATAGTGTTGAATCCTGTCAGGTATAAAACCTGCCTGTAGCTTTTCAGGATTCAGTATCATCTCAAGGTCACTCATGTGGAGTTTACCATTGAGCAAGTCATAGTTAATTTTCTTATGTATTACAGATTTTCTAACTAAGCTATAATTGAAGAAGGTCTTACTGTCTGCCCAATCCAAGTGCTTCTTCCTCCAAGCTTTATTTTTCTTATTGAAGGGAAGTTGCTGTGGAGGCAAATTTATCATTTCATATCCCATATACTTCAATTTAATTACTATGCAAAGGTAAATAAAATCCTTGACCTATGCAAGTATATAAGTAATTTATTAACCATTAGTCTTCATTTTTACTAAATTTACTGCCTAAACCTAAAGTCATAGTTTCTCTTGAAGAATGGGTCATTACCATCATAACTATTATTAGCTCTCTCTTGCTTCTCCTTACTAACATCTCCTTGGTATCTTATCATCCTATCTTCTCTCAGAAGCATTAACATGCCCATAGCAGATATTCTATCGAAGTTACCTTCAGAGTTGTAGTTAATAAGCTCCTTTAGTAGTGCTCTGTTTCTTACAGTAAATAGTCTTGGAACCATTACTTCTTTCTCTTCTCCATCAATAGTCTGCATAATAGGAACTGGGGCTAATAGCCAGCTTCTCAATCTACTCCTTGCAAAAGCATTAATGGCAGGAGAGGCATTAGTACCTTTTGACTTGTTACCATAGCCATCCTTCATCATCTGCTTCTCCTTTAAGAAATCAAGAACATCTGTAAGAAGATAGAGACTATTTCTTATCGAGAAGTGAGAGAATAGCCCTTTCTTGTTATACTCATAATTCAGTCTGCCATTGTAGAATAGGCAAAGTTTTCTACAAATCTCATAGTAATCATCAGCAAAAGAAGGTCTTCCAGTATATTCAGCTACTATCCTATCTGTCCATAAATCCAGTACAAATATAGAACCCAAAGACATAGTATTTGACTCATCATCATCATAAGGGTCAGCACCTAATATATATCTATCATTATATGGCTTGCCTGTATTCTTGTCAATCTCAGGCATTTGATATATTTCAATAGCACCTTCTATCTTATTATCCTTATGTGGAAAATCCCTGATAGGTGTAGCAGAGGTAGGTTTATACTCTACCTGACCCTCTTTATTGAATACCAAATCACCTACATATACATCATCATACTCTGTAAGATTAGCATCCAATTGACCTATTCTCTCAGTCAAGTCAGCTACAGGGAACATATTTACACCTGTTTTAACAATAGCCTCAGCAGGAGTAATAGGAACCTCAGCAATAGTCTTAATAATAGTATTAGGGTCAGTGGAATTGTACTTTACCCTATACCTATTCATAAGAATTTCAATTAAAGCCTTAATTACATCAGATACACCATTCTCATTATAGCATCCCTTTCTATTTATATAGCCAGGAAAGAAAAATACAAAGTAAGGCTTACCTTGATTATACTTATCAAATACATTAGGTAAAGCATACATATTATAACCTTTCGGATTATACATAATTTCCTGGGCACCAGCAAAGTCTGATTCATTATCACCAGCAGTACCTAACATATAGATTTGACCAAAGACAATATCACCTTCTTGTACTGAAGGTAACAGTACATTATACAAGTCTACAAGTCTTGGGAATGTACCAAACTCCTCAATAAGAATCTTAGCAGCTCTCTTACCTCTCAACTTAGACTCATCATCCTTAGATGATACTCCAAGTACTGTATTCTGAGTACCTCTTTCAATGTCCAACTCTACATCTTTATACCCCATTATCCATGTCATTTCCTGCAAAGAGTTCTTTAATCTCTTCCTTGGAAACTGAGTATTAGTTGCACAGAAATTAGCCATATCTACAAACTTGTTAAGAACACCATCCTTAGTAAGATATTCCTTCTGATAAGCAGTTACTATACCCTTTACCTTCTCATGTGCCTCCTCATTCTCACCTACCACAAAGATATGATTAAGTATGGATGCAAGACTATATGACTTACCCTTACCTCTGGAAGCAAGTTCAGCCATGTGTTGACCTCCCTCAAAGTTATTATATAAGCCTCCATTTGATGCTTGGTCTAAGCAATGAAATCTCCAATAGATGCCTTCCCAACATTCAGGTAGTGCCTCTACTCTATCAGCCCTCTTGGACTTTCTCTTCTTGCCATTCTTATCCTTATACTCTCTAATCTTAGAAAGCATCATAGGAGAATAATTAAGAAACCAGTACATATAACCTGTAACCCATTCTCCATCACTTTCCCTTACATAGCCATCCCAGATTCTTCTCCTTTCCTCTCTTACCCATTTGCCATACTCACTATTAGGATTGGCATTAGGTCTAAGGTTAGTAAATGTACCATACTTCTCATAATGTATAGCAGATGGTCTGAAATAGTCCATATCCTCTAATATATGAGGATTAGCCAAGTCTACAATGATTCTACCCCTATCATCCCTTGGTCTATCCTTAGCATATTCTCTTGTAGGGCTTATCAATCTCTTGACAAACTCTACATTATTTATAATATCAAATAACTGGTCCTGAACTTCCTGAGGGAGGCTATTAACCAATTCCTCAGTTAGCTCAGTTTGATATTCATTCGTCGATATTTTCTGAAACTCCATTATATTCTCCCTTTATAATTGCTTCATAAAAATCAGAGCCTATCCAATCGAAGATTAATGTACTCAACATGATATTCATCTCTCTCAACATGGTACCTTCCTGACCATCAGGAACCTTAGCAATATGTTGTGCTGTTATTACTTTATAAGATTTACCTCTCCTAGTAAACCAAAGAGTGTACTTGTAAATCTTATAAACCTTGAATGAGGAATGAGGTATAATTTCTTTCTGTAATACCATGTGCCCTACATTCTCAATTCCCCTCTCACTTCTCCTTGTCTCAATATGTTTATTAAGACCTTCTATAATATCTTCTGCTTTCATAGTTATAGTGCCAAGTCATCTTCAAATATAGTCTTTTCTCCCTGTCCTCTCATCTTACCTGAACTCCTCATTTCAGAGTTAAGTGCTCTTTCAGCCTCATCCAAATCTCTAATGAGAGGTGTAATCTGTTTTACAATGGCTGTAATCTCCTTAAACTCCTTAACCTCAAGGCTGTCAAAGTCCAGCTCTCTTAGTTTTGCTCTGAACTTATTAACCATAAACCTAGTGTCTTCAAGGAGTAGTGCAGAGATTGGCTTAAATGATTTATAAAATTCCATTGCCTCTGTTACTATCCTGTCTGGCTCCCATTTAGGAGGTAATCCTTCTCCCTCTTTAATAGCTTCCATTCTCTCCTTGTCATCTACAAGGTATTGATAGTCACTTCTTGGGTCACAAAAGAAGTATATGAAGCCAAGTTCCATAATAGCCTTATCCTTATTAACAGTCTTATCTCTTTGCCATATCTGTCTGAATGGTTTAAGAGCAAAGGCTTCCTCAGATATTACTATCTTGTAGCCCTCATATTTGAATAATTTTATCATAATCTAAGAAAAAAAAAGAGTGTATTAGGATTGGTTTTCCTGATACACTCTTTTGAGTTATACAATTAGTTTCTTCTTCTCTGGTTGAATAATAGGTGAAGGAGTTGGGTCAGGAACTTCCTCATACTCTTCAATAATGAAGTCAATATCCCTATCCTGTAGTAATAGGCACTGCTTTCCATCCATCTCAACAACATCAAAGTTGTAAGTTATGATAGGGTTATCAGTGATTACTCCATCTTTTAGAGAGCCTTCTTGGTGCTTCTTCACACCAAATCTTGTAGGATTAACCCATACTAAATCACCAACCTTAATGTCTCTAACAGAGCTGCCCACTGCAAGTACCCTCTGATACTCCTTTAAGCTACCCTCTCTCTTGGTTACATCAATGAGTCCTGCTCCTACCATCATATCATGCTCATACTTATCCATTGTAGTAATGAGCGAGGTAAACATTGGCTTTATCTTTTTTACTTTTAACATTTCTTCTCCCTTATCTGTTTTATAAACTTGAGTCTCTTTTTCATACCTAACATCCTATCATAAGTGCAAGTCAGTTTACCCAGTGATGGAATGTTGAAATTTGTTCTTAGCTTAGCAAAATCCTCTTCATTAAGATTCTCCTTTAATGGCAAGGATTGTATAGATTGGTTAATGAATAACCAAAATGCCCTATATGTTTTATCTACCACTTCTTTAGGTAAATTCAACTCTTCAGAAACCTTACCAATTATATCAGGATAATTCATTTCAATTCAAAAAGTAACAATAGTTGGAAAGTGCCATTCTCTTCATCAATGTTGGGAATAAACCTTGGATTAATCTTACCATCAATGATAACCTTGTTCTTCCTTAGCTTGCCCATAATTACTTGAAAGTGTGGGAGAGTGATACTACACTCTTCCCTTACTTTCTTCTTTGTATCTTCACTCATTGTAACCTTATCAAGTATCTCATTGTCCTTGATAACTTTACTGAGTTCATATCTTTGCTTAACAAAGGATGTAATTACATCAATCTCTCTATCAGTTAGCTTATGAAAAGGCTCCAAAAATTCAAACCAATATCTAAAGAATTTACCATTTAATGAAGTGGAGATTCTAACTATATTGTTAGCCTTCTTCATCTTGTAACTTACTCTTCAGTTTTAATATCTGGTGTTTCCTCTTCCTTGTTATCCTCCTCAGTCTCTTCAGGGACTGTCATAATCTCCTCAATCTCAGCAATACACTTTTCAAGGAAGTCCTGCTTAAACATATGTCCATTCTCTACTACCTTAAATAAGTAGTCAAGTCTCTTGAACATATTGCTCATATTAGCAGCTTGCAGCTTCATATATAACTGTTTAGCTTGCTCACTAAGCTGATGAGCTATGTTCTCTAACTGCTCATAAGACATCTTTTCAGGTCTCTCTGTTTCCTTTGTTGCTGGCTGCATCTCTACAACCTTTTTCTTTTGCTCTTCCATTTTACTTTATAATTAAGTTATTAATACTCTTCAAGGTATCTATGCCCATATCTATTCTTGTAGAGGGTCTCCCATTCCTCTATTGAACATTCTCCTATATCAGTGGAGCCACACTCATCACAGTAATCTGAATCCTCCATTCTTGGAATGTTCCTAATTTTCAATGATAGACAATGCTTGCAGTATAGCACTGGCACTTCATTGTAATCATTAGGCTGATTTTCTGTGTTTAAGTTGCTCATAAATCATCTTCTTTCTGTCATTCAGACTGTTCTTACCATGCTTAGCATTGTTAAAAGGTCTCTTAGGATAAATAAATCCATCAAGAGATACATGACCTCTTCTAATTATTCTCCTTACAGACTTAAACCTGCTCACTGCTTCATAAGTTCTCAAGTGAAGAATACCTCTTTCATAGAAATCTCCCACAATATCTACTCTGTTATTCTTCATATAATCCTTGAACTCTTCTTCACTCATCAAGGGTCTTTCTATTGTCTTCTGCTCTTCCATTTTTATAATGTTTTATCTAAAGTAGATTAATACAAATTGACCATTTTCTTTAAGTAGAGAAACTATATCCTCTCTCTTAATTCCTTCCTCATTGGCTGACCTTACAATACCTCTAATTGTAGTATCAGTTAATGCAGTCATAATTTGATGGACCTCTGAACTATTGGTCTTTTTGGTTCTTGTCATCTTTGCCTTTTCTATCTCTTCCATATAAAGTAATTTAGTTACGGGGGGAGGACTCGAACCTCCAACCTCAAGATTATGAGTCTTGCTAGCTACCATTGCTATCACCCCATGATATATTTGAGCAGATAGTGGGAATCGAACCCACACATTAACATTGGAAGTGTTACATACTAACCTTTATACTATACCTGCATTTGAGTAGATAAATTTGAACTGACCCCTTGACATTGCCAATGTCATATGCTAACCACCAACACCATACCTACAACTTTGAGCCTCCTGAAGGATTTGAACCCTCTCTTCCTGTTTACAAGACAGGCTTGCTAAACCATTAACACTAAGGAGGCAAATGGTGCTCCCACTGGGAGTTGAACCCAGACAACCATTACTGGTCAAGGGATTTTAAGTCCCTCGTGTCTACCAATTCCACCATGAGAGCATCTCTTGTCAATAAGGTCTTGTATCACATAAGTGAAATAAGTAGGCATACTTATTGATATTCTGAATAAAGGTCTCACATTCAGATGTTATACCTTTATATATAGTCTCTTGAGGAATCTTATCATAGAATGCAGTAGTAGCAGACTTAACTTCACTTATAAAGTCAAAAGCATTCAGTGCATCACTTGCAGTTCCTTTGATTACATTAGGTTGCATCTTACCAAGTATTCCCATGTATCCTTCTGCAAGACCATCTTGATAATCTGACAATATATCAAGGAACTCATCAAGATATACATGAATGTTCTTCTTAGGTGCTGCCCAGTGCAAGTTCTTACACTTGGTCTTCCAACCTTCAAGCTGATTTAAGAAGTTGATAAAGAACTGAGAACCAGATACTTCTGTACTTCTGCTTGACTCCATTGGAGTAAATAGGCTATCTTCTTCAAACATATTCTCTTATTTTGATGGTGCAAAGTTAAGTAAAATATTTCAATTAACCAAATATTTTCCTAATTATTTTTCAAATTATTTTTAGTACCCTCTAAGAGACTCGAACTCTTACACTACTATTACTTCATGTCTGCTTCTAAGGCAGATGTGTCTACCAAATTCCACCAAGAGGGTATATAGCCTTTGACCACCTTCGGCTACTAAAGTGAATAATACGACATTCATTAGGGGCTAGTCTTACTCTATAAATATTATTTAATATCCAGAAACCCTAAGAGTTACGTTGCTACTTATAGTCTAGAATTCATAGCTTTATTAGTATCTTCTCTACTCCAATATAAAAGGAACTATATTCCAACTGGAATAGTTCCTGTAGGTGCCCAAGCATAAGACTTAGCAGCTTGTCTAAAGTATGCTTTAGCACCCCTCTTAATTAATGAAATAACCTTTTTCATAACAATTAAAAATTTGGAGTTAATAATGTGTTATGTTCCCCATAAGGAGTCGAACCTTACTCTCAGGATTAAAAGTCCTGAGCATCCACCATCAATGCTTTGAGGGAATGAAGAGTTTTCATACAACTTTTCTATCTTCACTTGTCATAGTACTGGCAGAGGGACTTGAACCCCCATGTGACCAATTACCCTTTCTAGACTGTATAAGAGTCAGGGGATATGCCAGTATATTGGGTGTTAGATGGGATTTGAACCCATGCCATAAGGAGCCACAATCCTCTGCTCTACCTGACTGAGCTACTAACACAGTGGGTATAACAGGATTTGAACCTATAACCTCTTGAATATCAGTCAAGTACTCTAACCAATTGAGTTATATACCCTTATGTGGGAAAGATAAGAATCGAACTTATATCCAAGGATTTTCAGTCCTCTGCATAGACCATCTTTGCTACTTTCCCATTGCAGATAGAGTAAGACTCGAACTCACATCTTCTAGTTTTGGAGACTAGGGTTTTACCATTAAACTATCTACCTATTTATAGTTGCAGGTAGTGGATTTGCACCACTGGTCTCTCCATTATGAGTGGAGCAAGATTACTACTTCTCTAACCTGCTAAAACATCAAATCATTGATTACTTCTCCTTATTGCACTCAGAGACTTTTCAGAAATGATGGCATCAAGTATTGCAAGCTACTTAACTAAACTTCTTGCAAAAGTTTTTGCGGGACCTGTAAGACTCGAACTTACATCTAAGGGTTAACAGCCCTTTGTTCTAACCTTTGAACTAAAGACCCATTTATGTTGCTCCTATTAGAATTGAACTAATGACCTTCTCTTTGTAAGAGAGCTGTTCTAAACCACTGAACTAAGGAGCATTGATAGGGCAGTTTCTTTAACCTCTAACTGCCCAAAAGAGGGTTCAAGCAAAAGCTCAACATTATGAAAACATGAAAACATAGTGTGGACCTTGTGAGATTTGAACTCCTCTAAAACATTGCAAATGTCTTGTGCTAACCTGATTACACTACAAAGCCCATTAGTATGGGTACTTGGACTCGAACCAAGGACAACTGGCTCCCAAAGCCAGCATTCTACCTACTGAATTACACCCATATATTGCGGAGAGCATTGTACTCGAAACAAATACCTTATTAGGGTACTCACTATTTAGCAGATAGGACTATCACCTTGATAGTTTACTCTCCATTTTCCTTCACCATATGTCAAAGAACACCTATTATTGTGGAGAGGTGAGGTCCCGACCCCCAAGCATTTTACTGCTCCCATTGTTTTCAAGACAAGTCCCAGTCCCACTGAGTTACCTCTCCATTGCCTACCTACCTCTGTAGGATAGGACTTCAGTAGATTAAAAGTGGATTAGCAGGATGTGGAAGAATTGAACTCCAATCTCCTGATTGACAGTCAGGCACATTAACCACTATGCTACACACCCTAAATAGTAGAGCTATTGGGAATTGAACCCAAATTTCTGCCTTGAGAAGGCAGTTAGCTATCCATTAGTAGATAGCTCTATATTGTATTGGGTATGGGATTTGAACCCATAATCTCCACATTGAAAGTGTGGTGACTTCACCACTTCGTCTAACCCAACATTCAGTACCCCCTATAGGAATCGAACCTATATCAAAAGATTAGAAGTCTCTTATTCTGTCCATTGAACTAAGAGGGCATTACCTTACTATCGTTACCCCAATAAGACTCGAACTTATGTTACAGGAGCCAAAATCCCGTGTAATAACCAACTATACTATGGGGCAATAAAAAAGGAATGTTACTCTAAACAACTGGTTAAAGTAACATTCCTAACATGGAAATTTCCTAAAACCAATCTCTCTTCTTAATTGCTTGCAAAGGTAAGCAAAATATTTGAAACCACCAAACTTTTTCCCAATTATTTTCAATTCAAGTATCATTTTCTTGTCTTGAAGGAGTGAAGTTGTGATTTGATTTTAGGTCTTATCTATATTCTTTTAAGTAATTCCTACTAACTTGTTAGCCCAAGATTCAGTATAAAAACTGTAGTAGTTCCACTTAATTCCTATCTTACTACATAGATAATGTATTATATTATGTAGTAATGATGGGATTCCTATTACTATCAAATATAGTGGACCTAATATATCAGATTGCTTACTATGACCACATTCATGTTGAATAGACTTTTGTGATGACATAGGACTCACAAAGAGATAATCTCCTAATGACATAGCTGAAGGTAGAACAATATTCATTATAATAATATTGCCATCTGCTTTACCTACTCTGTATGCAGCTTGACACAATATACCCTCTATACATAGAGCAAGCATATTCTGTGGAAACTGCCATAACCACTTAATAGAATCCTTAATGTAATTACTAATCTTCTTCATTCTTGTATATAGTAATGTCCCTGAAGCTTTGTTATGGCTTCATAAGAGTTATTTCTAATCTCCTTTTAACTACTAACTTCATTAGACCAGTTCTTGATTATACCCCTATAGCATGATTCCCTGTGCCTTTTCTCAGGTGGATAGCTCATGCAATCTAACTTATATAGTAGCAATTTTAGTAGTATTGGGGACAACCTCCTCTCTATGTAAGTGTGAGAGTACTAACCCAACTTCTGACCCATTACTTTTTAACCTCATGGGTGAAAGGTTAATCCACCATTAACCTCTACTGGGATGCAAAGGTAGGTAAAAGTTTTGATATGTGCAAATATATAAATAAAAAATTTATTGCATAAAAAATAATTTTTTTTTAATTTTTTTTCTATTGTATTTTTAGGAGTGGTACTTACACCAACCCCACCCTCCCCATCACTCAGCCTATGGGGGTCCTACCCCGTAGGTCAAAAAATTAACATTATTAACCATTTAACATTTCAGACTTATGGAAGGTAAATTAACATTCGGAGACACTCTGACAGTAGAGCAGTTCAAGGCACAAATGATGGTATCACGAGTAGATGTAAAGAGAAATCCTAGGACAGGCAAGCTCTTCTTCACCTATGGTGCAAAGGCAGGAGCAGTTGCAGTCAAAGGCATTCCCGTAAAACCTATGTTCAGTGTAGTATGTCCTGAAGGAGATACATTGGACATTGCACATGCTGGACAAAAAGGCTGTTCTACATTCTGGCTTCTGCATGAGGAAGGTCAGGGTGGAGCACCTACATTGGCAAGCTTCTAAGCAGGAGGGCAACAGGCAGGAATGCCTGTTTGCCTTTTTATTTCCTTTAGTCATTAATAGTGTTTAATCCTTTGAACATTAATAGTATTTGTGTGTAAAAGTTATATGAGTAAGCATTAGTATGCTCTTAGTATAACTCTAAGATATGTTACACATTATATTATATGTAATAGGATTTAACTTTGTTAATGTATAGAGTGAGATGAAATGTGCTCTATTTACATCTCTTCTTGACAAGAAGATTAGAGAGGTAAGTAGAGTATTTAGAGGTTTAATGCACTGGATAAGAAGGATAGGATAATAGAGTGTGGAATACACTTTATATCCTATCTTCCTTGTTTTGTATTGAATATAACTTGTTGATTTACTGAGAGTTAATAGAATGGACTGACATATTGTCAGATGTATGACATTATGACATCACCCCATAATTATCACCTCATTACAATCACAATAGTAGAACAATCATCCAATAATGTATAACTATTTTTACTATAACACTACAATTATGAAATACGCAATACAACTCAGAACAAATGGAAGTGTCCTAGATTATAGTGACTCTTTAGAAGAAATACAACAAATAATGGCTTCTTCTTCACACAATCTTGAAATTGTAGACACAACCACAGCCTCTGTAATAAAAGTTACATATACAGAGTTAGGAGGTCCTAATGGCTATGGTCACAGTGAAGTATCCTTCATTACTTATGGAGGTATTAAAAAGTGTGCTCGTAACCTTACTAAATGGATGCAAGAAACAGCTAGAACATTTGGTCCAGATGCTAGAGAAATAAAAGACTTCTTTAAATATTGCTCTTTAGAAGTTAATCATCAAGATAAATCTAACTGGCTTAGAGAGCAAGTAGAAAAGCTAGATATACATACAATATATGCATAGAATGTATGTCTGACCTTAGCTAAAGCAACCAACTACACCTAAGCAAGTGTATAAACTGCTTAAATTAACAATAAACTTTAAAATACAAAAAAAAAGTATGGCAATAAGAGTAAATCAAGATGGAACAGTAGTTATTGAGAGAGTTCTCAAAGTAACTAAAGAGTTAGATTCTTTGAACTTTACAAGTTTTGAATCTAATTTCAATCGTATGATGTGTGACTATAGTACAGAGTTTGAAACTGCTTTAATCAAACGTTTAGAAGCATGTGAAGAATCTGTAGCAACAGCTAAGGAAATCCATAGCATTGATAAATGCTGCATTACTTACACATCAAAGAAAGGATATATTCGTGCATACTCTTTTAAGGCAGCAGATGCCATGAAGGACCTTCTAACAGAATTCAACGAAGGTAAGCTTATCCGCATGGAAGATATGGACAAACCTAAATGTCTTCAGCTGCTTAAAGCTATCAGCCGTTTCCCATCTCCTGAATGGGATGACGAAGAGTTTGAAATGATATTTAGTCTCTTAAAAGACAGAATTAGTGGCTTTGAGGTTCGTATATAGAGACTAGATAGACTAAAGATAATTCTCACTTAAATAAAACTATTGTACTGAGGTTAGAACTCAGAGTGAGAACTAGAATACATTAAAATTATAATAGATAAAATTTTTAAACAATGAAAACAAGATTAATAGCAAAAGGTCTGTTATTATGGACTACTGCATTTTTAGTAATTTTCTCTATAAGTGCTATAGATTCTATCTACAACATTGATGTTTTTCTTCCATTGATTACTTTAATGGTAGATATTCTATTGGTACTTGCTTGTCTTACATATATAACAGAAGATGAGTATAAAGTTATATCAGGTTACAACTGGTTTACTAAGAAACTTAATATTGAAGATATTGATTAGTTTTAGTGTTATAGTTAAATTTGTTTAGTGCTACTATCTTAGTATAGTAGCATTTAGGGCTTGTAGCTCAATTGGTTAGAGCAACACACTCATAATGTGAAGGTTTAGAGTTCAATCCTCTACTAGCCCACTTTGGTGGAATAGAATACTAGAAGTACCAAATCCAAGTAATTCCAGGCTATCTAAATAATTGCGCAATAAAAGATAGAACCATAATTTATAGGTCTAGTATTGCCTATAAATTATAAGCATCTATAGCTCAATGGACAGAGCATTGGTCTTCTAAACCAAGTGTTGTGAGTTCGAGTCTCACTGGATGCACTAATAATATAATATTAAAATAAAAATATGATATTTCGCAACGTTCAAAAAATTAAGTTTCCATTTCTAAGAGAAGTGGCGACTAAAGTATCTAATAAATATCCTTTAGATGATATTTATATGGATGATGCAGGAGGAGTTTGTTTTACTTTTAAAGGTTATCTTGATGAAAATAGTATTAAGGATGTCTTTAATACTATTACACCTAAAGAGTATCAACAAAAGACAGAATTAAAATATCTAGAAGATTACACAGTGAGTACTAAAGAAACTCATGTATTTTCTTTTGATGGTATTAATTACAAAAACTTAGTTTGATAATTAATATACCCACAACCTAGGTATAAATTATGACTATAAAAGAACTATATATATTTGCCATAAATAACTCTTTATTAGATGAAGAAGTTAGTATAGTTGTAAGTAAATACCATGAAGAAGAATCAAAAGTTATTCAACCTGTTAAGTCGTTGGATTTAAATAAGGTTGAATATACTTTTGATGATTTAATTGCACTATTCACATAACAAAATACAAGAATATGAGAGGAAGATTCAAGACAACAAGAGTATGTAGTTCAGATAACTATATACTCTCAAAGAAACTACACATGAATATGTTGGAGGAGAATCATGAAGTATTCATGAAGATGGTAACAAAGAAAGAAATAGTCATTAAGAAACAGGCATATGTTAAAGTGTTTGGCAACTTGATGGCTATTACTTCAAGTGAAGTAGCAAGATTTGAAAAGGAAATAACTATAATATGGAAATAATACTATTCATCCTTGCACAAATTCTTGGCATTCTATTCATATATTTATTGATAGAATATGCCAAAAGTACTAATGAACAATTAAACAAATAACTATTAAACAAAAAAAAATAATAGGAGAAAAGCCATGCGAACAATAACTGTAATTTTCACAGAAAAAACTGTATTTCTCAATGAGATGTCTTCTTACAAGAAGTATAAATTCTTGTGTAACTATAATACTATACATCTCTATGATATAATAGAAGACCCAAGATACACTGGTAAGATGATGGTAGTAGAGGTTACTTGTGATACTGATAGAGTTCAACAAGGAATGACATTAGTAGACATCTATATTACCAAGGTAAATGGACAAGTTATCAAGCAGCCTGCTGGATTAGTTAATGGCAGCTTAGCAGGAAGTGATTTTGACATTGACAAACAAAGAACAGATAACATGGAAGAGGAAAGAAACATTAAGGTAACACTTGAACAGGCAATGAAGTGGTATAATAGTGGTGATAGTACATTGCGTACATTAGCACTGAGTGCATATACTGAGGATGAATTGAAGCTCGACTTCAAATACATCAACAGTAAAGTATGCAATACATGCTTCTGTGCCAATGTCCCTGTTGATGAAGCAGAGAAGTATAATACACTTGTAGACTTGGCAGTCATTGCTAAGTTCTTCAATGGCTCTTGGAAGAAAACCATAAGCAATACAGGATATTTCATTAGTAATTGTAGTAGATGCAATAATGTAGTTTGTACTTGCAATGGTGTAGATATATATCAGCATTGCAGTGTACAACATGCAGGAGTTATATACTTTAAGGATAAAAAAGATGCGATAAAAGCAGTTGAGATTCTTGGTAATAGAGTAAAAAACTTGTTTGATTAAGATACTAAATTGTATAATTATGGAAATCCCAGAAATTTGGTATAGTTAGAAAAGCCAAGCGTTTAACCTAGTACTTGAATAATATGACCTTCATGACACAGAATGAGCGAAAGTAAGTCAAGGCTTAATGCCCATATACCTTCTTAGCCCCAGCACAATACTGGTCATGAAGGTCATTTATAATATTTAAATAAAATAAAAATATGGAACTAGTTATTGAACCTTATGATGCTTTACCTTGTGAATTAGAAACATTTACTATCAATGGTAAAGAGGCTAGTAGTATTGATTTTGGTGATACTCTTGACAATAAAGAAGGAGAAGAAGAAGACGCTTATGGCTGTAGTAATATGCACTTTGAGCCAGAGCCTCCAACAGAGATAGTATTACGCAAATACAATATCACAGAGGAAGAATATTATAGCATCTGCGATGAACTAGAAAATAAACTACATGTAGGCAGATGTGGTTGGTGTGTTTAATTACCTTTGTATGAAGGTAAAACAGAGATTATATACAAGTAACTAACAATTCCTCCTATAGAGTATTCTGTAGGAGGACTATAAATAAATTATTATGACAAATTTAGTAAACATTTTAAAATATTGTCCAGAAGGAACAAAACTTTATTCTCCTATATTTGGAGAGGTAACATTCAAAAAAATATCAAGTAGCAATGACATATTTTGTAGAGTCACAAAGGATAATGGGAACATTACAACAGCAGCCTTTACTTGTTTTGGAAGATTCTATTGTGAGTTTCCAAATTCAGAATGTATGCTTTTTCCATCAAAAGACCAAAGAAATTGGGATGAATTTAAAATACCTGTCAAAAGAGGTGATATTATGATGTATGAGGACCAATCCGCAGTATTTATAGTAGATACTATGGAAAATGGTTATGTACGTACTATAACATATGTTGATAGAAATTCTAACTTTAAACTTAATACACATGTATATAATATTGATTATATTCCAGCTTCAGAAGACATGAAAAAGAAACTTTTCAATGCCATAAATGAAGCAGGTTATACATGGGATGGTGAAACTTTAAAAAAGAAAGGATATCAATTTAAACCTTTTGAGAAAGTACTTGTACGAGATAATGAGACCCAAAAATGGAGATGCGCTTTCTACTCTCATTTTGAACCTCGTAGTGCATACTGTCATGTTACTACTAATTGTGCCTATGCCATGTGTATTCCTTTTGAAGGAAATGAACATCTTGTAAATACTACAAATAATCCATGATAAAGTAGGACTTTTGTCCTACTTTATATCTAAAGTAAATTCATATGATATTATTAACTTTTTTCATTCTAATCATTATAGTATTCATACTATTTTATATGCTTTTTGATTATCTTCTTAAATAAATATAAAATATGAGAACAAAAGAAATAAAAATAAATGTCCCTAAAGGCTATGAAATAGATAAGGAAAATTCTACATTTGAGTGTATCAAGTTTAAGTCTAAGAAAGATATTAGTAATCTTACTTACAAAAATGTTTGCAAGAGCTTATTTCCAAATAATGAAGGTTATTACACAAATACCGATGGAGATATTATAAATAATTATATTGGTGAAGTTCTTGAAGAACCAAACAACGCCCCAAATAGAAAACAGCTAGAAAGACTTCTTGCATTGAATAAGCTTATGAATATTGCTTATTATTATAATGGTAAACAATATATGAGGGTAGGTTATTATATCGGCTATGATAAATTAAAAGATGTATATTTTGTAGAAGACTTGGATAATTCTCCTTTTGAACCAGCAGGGATGGCTGCTATGTTTATGTATGCTAAAGATGCTCAAGCAGTAATTGATAATCCTAACTTTAGAGACATTCTTGATACACTTTGTAAATAAAAATAAGATATGGAAATTCCTGAGATTTGGTATTCATAACACAAAAAAAATGGCAAAAGGAGTAAAATGGACTGATGAGGAGAATAAAATTCTAGTTCAGGCTATTGCAGCTAATCCTCATAATATTTCAGATGCTATTAAAGAAGCCAGTAAGAACTTAAACAGAACTTATAAAGCTTGTTCACAACATTGGTATTTAGTACTATCACCTAAGAATAATCCTACTAAAGTAGGTATTTCCTTTATATCAATAGGTTCAAAATCTACATATAAAAACAGAAAGAATAGTGGTAATGCTTTATTAAAGCCTGAAAAGAGTACACTATGGACTAGAATAAAGAAATTCTTGGGACTATGAGAATAAGAAAATCAACTGCAAGACAGCAAGCAGCAGTAAGATATTGTGAACAATGGTTATGTATAGAATTTGAAGATAATATCAATAGCTTTGATGATTGTTCTTTATTTCTAAAGACATACCTTGAAGATGCAAAACTGACTGAAAGAGAATTAACATGTGAGTATGAAGCTTACATGTGGAATGATTAAAAAACTTAGGGAGATACCTTTACAGGTATTTCCCTTAAATACAATTAAAATAATTATAATTATGAATAGAACTGAAGCTAAAGACTTGCTGCCTATAATACAGGCATTTGCAGAAGGTAAAACAGTAGAATTTAAAAATCGTTATGGAAATTGGGTTAATTGTGGAAATGTATTAACTCCTGGGTTTCATGAAGACTTTCGCATAAAACCAGGTCCTGAGTATCGCCCCTTTAAGGATGCAGATGAATGTTGGCAAGAAATGCAAAAACATCAACCGTTTGGTTGGGTAAAAAGAAAAGGTAATAAGCCGTCCTATGAACTTTTGGCTTGTATCTCTGAAAACAATGAAGCTCTCGTATGTTTTGCAAGTTATGGCTCAGCAGACAGTGGTGTGGTAATTCGTTCAGGTGGTAAGTTTGATAATATATTCAATGGATTTACATTCGCTGATGGTACTCCTTTCGGTGTAAAGGTGGAGGAGTAGTTATGGCATAAGTATGGTAGTTTATTTCTACTGTCTATGGTAGAAGTAGTTGCTCCCTTAGCTCAGTTGGTAGAGCAACAGATTT